AGCATATTCAAATCCCATTGAAACTAACTCATAAGCCCTTCCACCATAGTCTTTTCCCATATATGGATTTAAGAATTTATCAAATCTTGATTTTTCATCATACCTATAATTTCCACCAAGCCATTTTAAATCTTCCCCAGCAGTTCTTCTTTCATAAAATATTTTTTCAGCTTCAAGAATGCCTGGAACAGCTTTTTCAAACCTATGACCTAATTCATGTAATGCAGTCTTAAGTTGTCCTTCTTCATCCCAACCGCTGATGGCAATTTCAGCACGTAAGTCTGAATAATAACCCCTATCAGCTTTCTTTACTATTAAATTACCTCTTGCAATAGATTCTTCAATCCAATCAGTAGGATAATAATCATAAGCTTCTTTAATAACCTTTCGCATGCGTGAGCTACCTTTATATAAATGACTATCAACATCTAAAGAGCCAATTCCAACTTCCCTAATTTCAGATAGCTTTTTCTTTAATTCTTCAGCATTTTCTTTCAGGGTTCCCCTATATTTTTCCCTTGCAAGTTTTAACTTATTTTCAAGTTCTGCTATCTTAGGTTGTAATTTTGTTTTGTTCCTCATTAACTCATCATATTTGATGTTTAATTCATCCATATCTTTAAGCCCAACTTCATCCGGGTCAATTAACCCCCGCTTCACTGCCCGTAACTTTGTAAGTTGCTTTTCAATTTCTTCAATTCCAGTATCTTTATATTCTTTTTCCAGTTTTTCAATTTCAGCTTTTAAATCAGCCCTTTTAATTTGAAGTTCGTTTTGAATCAATTTTCCAGCTTCTTTAATATCACTTTCTTTTATTATACCACCTTTTTGTTTAATTTTATCTTTTAAATCATTTAATAGTTTCTGTAATTTAGGATGACTATCTGTTACTTTAATTATATCATTATTACTGTGTATTAGTCCGCTAAAATGTTCTCTATAGTCTTTATACCACTTATCTAACATTGGATTACTGCCACCATCTATCCATGCCTTTAATTCGCCAGCTACAGTATCTAAATCCTTTGGAATATAAGGAATCATTGTGCACAAGCCATTCGGATGGTCTAGTGGTACGTTATTTTTAGGAAATACCTGCCCATGCCTTTCCATACAGACTTCGCAAGTTCTCCCATGTATCATAGCCGAATGCCATTGTATTCCCTCAACAAAAGGATTCATATTACTAGATTGTATACTTGCAGTTTGATATGCATGATTAATGCTAGTTCTAGCTAATCTCATGGCATTGTAGTCCACTCTTTTGTTTATTAGGTTTGGATATACCTTGCCCCAATCAGTTTCTCTTTTAGCAGGTTCTTTTACGAATTCTTCTAGGTCCTTGGCTAACTCTATAGCTGATTTCTTTTCAAGTAATCCCCTATTAACCATATATTGAATATCTTGACCAAATTCATTAGTATAATTCCATATCCTGTGGGATAGTGTTCTTTTATCTTTATACAAATTCCCTGAAATAATATCTTTAACAACTCTATCCTGCACTTGACTAAACATAGCGGTAAAATGGTCTCCTGGGTCTATGCCTGCAAGTTTAAAAGCCTTTGATAATATCTGTTGTTCTACCTCTGTTCCTATTTTTGCTGCCTTTGTTGTGTAGCCTTTAATCGATTTATTCAATTCCTTGGCTAATTCTTTTCTAGCCTTTTCAAGCTCTTTTAAATAATCTTTAACCCATCTTTTAGTTAGGCTTTTAGATTTAGACTTACTAGCCTTCTCTGCTAATTCCTTTATAACATCATCATAAAGCTGCAGTAATTCTCGTTGTTGCTGCAATGTTAATCTTGATACCCTTTTTCTTATTTCTTTTACTATTTTTTCGTATTCATTCATAAGGTAATCACCTATTCTTCAGGAGCAATATCATCTAATAAATCCCTAGTATAACTATCTTGCATCATCTGCTTTTCTAATTGTATCTGTTCTAGTTCACTATCTATATCTTCATACTCTCCCCATTTCTTCATATATGACTTTCTACTTCTTACCTCATGTACTACTTCCTCCATATCTAATCGTTTTATATCGTTTTCTTCTTCTTGGATTGGATAATATCTTTCAATATTTAAAATAGTCTCATATCTTGCTATCTTCCTAGCCCCATAAAGGTTATAAGTATCAATCATTCTAAAGATATAATCTACCATTTGTTCAAGTGCAGGTCCCCATTCGGTCCAATCCTCGTCACATACTGCCATAAGATTCCAATAAATAGCCTTCATTGATTTACCACTTTGAATAACCCCTCTTAACTGTTCTAAGTTCACATTAGGTATATCTAAGGTATCATACATATCATTTTTAATTCTTTCTACTGTATCGGCAAATTTATCTTTGTAGTTGAATTTACTTTCTAGTCTCTCAACCTTAGCTTGCCTGCCTTCAAATGCTTGTGCTTGGTCCGTCTGCAAATCAATTAAAGCCCCAGGTGCTATTTTTATATTCTTTAAACTTTCCTCTGCTGCATCAGTAAATACATCTTGTCCAAACATCTGAAATTTAAGTGCATCTATGTCATCACTAGTAAGCCTATTATAAGCATCTTGATTATGCCATAGGGCTTCTACATCAGACTTCCCTTCTGTTTCTCCTGTAAGCCCACCGTTAGTGACTATAATTACAGGTATAAAGTCTAATCCAGTATCATAGTTTTCGTATTCTACTGATACTATATTTCCCCTACCATCATGAGTAGTTTCATTAAGTATACACCTTCCATTGACAAGTTCCCAAACTTGCTTCTTTATTCTTTGATTAGCTGATTCTTCTTCATCGTTTAAGGCATAAAGAAAAACCACTTTCTCAAGCTGGTCCACATCGTCAATATTGTATTGAGGGAAAAATTCCATTGCAGGACTAAATATGATTTTAAGGCCTTTATCTTTATGGGCCCAAAGCTTTATGGCCACTTTCCCGCCAATACTGCAATCTTTTCTTGCTTTTAGTAGCTTGCTATGAAATTTGTTTTCTCTTAAAATTCTGTATAATAGGTCCTCTTTCTCCTGAGCCTGGTCTTGATATTTTGTAGAGTTTTTTTCATCAGCTTTTACTGGTCTAATATCAAAATAAGGTTCTCTACCAAACATAAACCTTGCTCTAGTATCAATAAGTTTCTTTATTAAATTCGTTATCTTCTTTGTAGGTCTATAATCAAGCCCATCTGGGGTTGGCCATTCCTGTTCTCCATCATAAATCTTGTACCATTTTATTATTTCACTAACCTTTTGCAATTGGTCACCGTATAGCCCTTGTAACTCTACCTTTAATAGTTCGTTATAGTCTATCAAACTATTCTCGCCCCCTTCCCGCTGTAGTTCTTTGTCCTTCGCTCAATAAACTCGTCCTCATACGCATATCGAAGAGCGTCAATCAGATGGTTGTCTTTGTCAACAGGTACCGGCAACACGTTTCCATTTTTATCCTCTTTCCATCTATATTTCATCAATTCATTTTTCGTATTTTGACACTTTACGTCCACAACAATAGTATGCTGCTGCAACCACTGTATTCCATGATTAACGCTATCTTTGCCCTTCTTGGCACCGATGGCATTAACTCCATGCTGCCGCAGTTCCTTAATACTTTTTGGCTCTGCACTGTCACATACAACTAACTGATTACCGATTATCTTTTTAACCTCTGCCGCAAGTACGTCATTAGTAAGCCACGGCATATATAGTTCATCAAGCACATATATTGTCTTTTTCTTCCTGTCATAATGCGTGTGTATTAAAGCCGATGGGTCTTCCGCAAAACCAAAGTCCAACCCGTTGCGGTAGTTATCGGCAATATCTCTAAGCCAAGATAAATCTTCAACTCTCCAGTTTTTGAATATAACAGCGCCCAGAACACCCCAATTGCCTAGAGTGTAAACCTCATAAAAGTACTTGTCTGTTTCATCCTCCAGGGCCCTAATATCTTGTTCAGTGAGAAACCTGTTGTCCTTATACGTTGTTTTGAGAATTAACAATTTATCGTCTTTGTATTTTCTCTTACTATCATCCCAGACGTTAAGGAAAAATTCTTTATATATCCAATGTTCCTGCAAAATCGGGTTAAATGACATTATCAGTCGTTTACTAACCTTTGACCTACCACGCAGTCTTTTTGTAAGTTGTTTATATGCATTATAATCTATTTCCGTTGCTTCCTCAATCCATATATCTGTTATAACACCTTTGGCCGGTGTGATGGACTTTATCTTTTCAGGGTCGTCCAACCCACAAAACAAAATCTGATAGCCATTGAAGCAGGTTATTGTAAACTCGGATTTCTGCACAGTAAAAAAGCTATTCAGCCCCATATCGCTAATAGCTTTGATTATCTCATTATATACTGAGCCTCTAATAGTTTTGGCTACATTTCTTATAACTAAATAGTTTCTGCCGCCTTTCATTAAGTCAAGAACTGTGCGTTGTGCTAAAAACACCGATTTGCCTGAAGATGAGCCACCGTAAAATATCTGTGTCGGAGTGTCATCGAAAAGGTATGGGATGTAAACCTCGTTAAATATCTTAGTGCTTACATTTAACCTAACCTTCCTTTTCTTCCTCGTTTCCGTGTTCATCTTCATCCACCAGCCTTATGTCTACCTCGACATCATGGTCGAACTTGCCCTCCACGTTATAATGGCTCAATTCCTTCCATTTTCCGCCGCTTCGATTGACTAGGTAGAATTTTTGAGCAAGCACATTGCCGGAAATTGCTGACACAAACAGCGCATCCTCCACTAAATCAAGCCTTATTTTTTTAGCCTCATCAACTTCCTTTGCAAACTCAGGGTCTGCGATTCTTGCTTTCCTATACGTTGAGGTGTCAATACCCATAGCATCGCAAATGTTTACTATTGTATTTCCATTGGCTACTAAATTAATAAACAACTGTTTTTTCCTTTCTGTAAACTTACGCCTCGGTGCCATCACTCAACACCTGCCTCTTTAATAGCCCTTTTAATCAGCTCCTTAATATGCGGAGCACTCTCCCTTGCTACCTTGCCGCTTTTAAACGGTATTCTGATGACCGCACAAGCTTTATCACGAACCACTAAAAACGAAACAAGCTCATCCTTTTCGTCAACCATTGCTTTTGCTATTTCCTTTGCTATTGTTAATGTCAACTGATTAATTTTTGCTAGTCTTTTTTGTTCATCATCCTTTGTCTTTATATCTTCTGCCGATAGTCTAGGGAATAGTTGTGATGTAGGATACCTAAATAAGTCAATCTTTTCTGGGTTTAACTTGTGTTGTCGTACCTTTTTAATAATTTCTCCCTTTGATATATCACCTTTTATCAGGTTCAGATTGTTTACAAGGTTGAATTCTTCTTCCTTATCCATATTTCTTTCTATAACAACAGCCTTAACCGTGTCATGACCAAGCGCTTTCCAAGCTCTAACCCTGTGATGGCCTGCTATGATACGATACTTTTCTCCATCCTTAACAACAACCGGCAGCTCTACCATGCCCCACTTCTGCAACTCTTTTTTCAGTCGCTCAAATACCATAGAATCTTCTTTATTGGCCGACAACTCGTTTTCGTTCAATCTATTTATGTCAATTTCAATGATTTCTCCATTCAAAATGCTCCCCTCCCTTTAACATCCAGCGAATAGTCGTGGTTATAATCACCTGCTACGTACTCATCCCATATGCCTGCTATCAAATTTGTAAAATTCGGGTCCTTGTTGTATCTAGCTTTAAGCCTATCCTGCATCAAGGCCAGATATTTATCATAGTTCCTCATTGCCTCAATGCATAGTTCCACAGCCTCACCCTCGTTTGTATAAATAAGCGGCCAATCCTCTCCCATAAATGTTTTCATCCATGGCTTCTTTCTTATAACGGGGACAACGCCAAGTTCCAGTAATTCAAGGTACCCTAGCGGTTGCCCTTCAACCTCGGATGTAATCAAAAGCACCTTTGCATTGCCTGCTTCTTTTCGGTACTCCTGTGAATCAAGTCCTATATAAACCCTAGGGAATGTCTCTTTTATGTGTGTCAATAACCTTCTCCTTGACGCACTTATTGTTGGAATAAAAAACTCTACATCTATTCCTCTACCCGACAGTATGGCCATTATTTTAGCCGCTATGTCCGGCTTTTTGATGTTGTTCCACCTTCCACTCCATACCACTTTATCCGCTTTCTCCTGCATACCGTCTAAAGGCTCATACTTCCATAAAACCAGCCGCCTTATTTTTTTGTTGGAGTTCGGACATACTCTAAATAACCTTTTGTCGGCCAATTCATATTCAGTATCATTATCCAATACAACAGCATGAACATTTGGCATATTGCCCACCATCCACCAAAACATACTTTCCTCATATCCTTCAACAGGAAATTCTGCCACTCCTTTTTCTGGTACTTTTGGAGAAACGTAAACTATCGGCTTATCTCTCAAAGTTATGCCGCTATTACCATGGGTTAGCATATATGTTAGCATAACCGCTGTCATTCCACCGGTAATGATTATGTCGGCGTCTTCTAAAACATTTTCATGGTATGCAGCTAAAACAACCTGTCTGTACCGGGCAACAAGAGAATGGTCATCTTCTTTATCAACTGTCACTTTATACGTTTCCCCGGCAAATGTCCTCCAGTTTGCCGCATTGGTGACAAGCAGATTCGTGCAATTCCAAGGTACCTGCTTAACAAGACTCGAAAAAAGAGAAACCAGACTTTCGTTTTCCTTGTTTCCAGCTGCAATCCATACTATTTTATTCGGTGTCCGCATATTGCCTCTCTCCTTTTATGCCATGCCCAGGCATCCCGGCATGCTTCCTCTAGGCTTCTTCTTGGCTTAAACCCCAGCTGACTGGCAGCCTTTCTTATATCGGCGTAACTTTCAGCAATATCGCCTGCCCGCCGACCGGCAATAACATAAGAAACATTAACGCCGACAGTCTTCTGAAATGTTTTCACCAAGTCTAAAACACTGCAACCTTTACCTGAGCCTACGTTATATACTTTAAATCCGGGTGCACATACCAGCTTTTCTAGTGCTAAAACATGTATTTCTGCCAAATCCATTACATGAACATAATCCCTGACACAAGTACCATCATATGTAGGGTAATCATCGCCATAGATAGTAAGCTTTTCTTTCTTGCCTGCTGCAACTGCAACTATATGGTCTAATAAACTCTCTGCCTTGTCGGTAAACTTCTTTCCACCAACAGGGTTAAAATAGCGCAGTACAATAATGTTCCAGCTATTGTCGGAAACATAAAGGTCATGCAATATATCCTCAATCATTTGCTTGCTTCTTCCGTATGGATTCAAAGGAATTCCACGGTATTCTTCACTTACTGCTCCGGTACCGCTATTGCCATATACCGCAGCTGACGAACTAAAAACCAGCTTCTTTACTCCATACTCCTGCATTATTTCAAGTAAAACAACCGTACCTGCTACATTGTTTCTATAATACTTCAACGGTTCTTTAACTGATTCAGGAGCCACTTTGTATCCTGCTAAATGAACAACTGCATCGATGTTATTCTCGTTAAAAATCCGGCTCATTACCTTCCGGTCTGCTATATCTGAATAATAAAACTTCACGTCTTTACCGTTTAATGCTTCCGCTTTGCTATTTGTAAAGTTATCAACAGCAAAAACAAAATAGCCTGCTTTAATCAGGACATCACATACGTAACTGCCGATATAACCGGCAGCTCCTGTAACAAGTATGTTTCTCATATATTCTTTGCCCTTCCTCTAAAAGAAAAACCACATCCTTTCGATGTGGCTTTTCTTAAATATTCTTTTTTTAATCATCCAGCATGCTCATTTGCTTGAAAATATCTACCACCTCAAATACTCCTGAGCTATGCACCTTATCTCTTATCCACTTCCAGTCCTTCTCCTGAACTAGCCGGCCTATTTCCCTATGCTGGGAATAGTGGCCACTCAGGAGCGTGATTCCTTGCCCCATCCTCTTCCCCTCATAGGTGTGGCTGTCTGCCATCACCTTGGGGATACCAGTCCATGGCGTGCGGTCAACCTTTCTCAGACCGCCTATTATTTCATCCTTTAACTTGTACCACGTATAAAACACGTTAAGGGCACGTGGAGGCAACCATATGCCGTATTTATTAGCAATTGCCCAAATCTCTGGCTTACGGTTTCGGGCCGCATATACTGCCTCGTCTTCCAAGTCACAGAACCTGTCAGCAAGCCCTTGCCCGTGGTGCGTTTCCCTTGCACACAGGGCTTCGAAGTCGAAGCGGTTAATCTCATCCATAGCTTCCTTTAATTCTTCTTCAGGAGGAAATACATCCTCGAACAGTCCGCAAATCAAGAGGGATTTCATTGTAGACTTGCTCAGTCTACGTGAAGCCTCTCTCAATCCTTCCGGCCATCCGATTCTAAGGGATTTTACCACTACCGACTTCCATAGGCTTTCGCTATAGCCATCAATCATTCTTGGAGCTTTATGGGGTGTGAACATTTATATCACCCCCATTTCTTTAAGGGATACATATTCCTCATCCCCAACGATTATGTGGTCCAGAATTTTTATTCCTATAATCTCACCAGCTTCTATCAATCTGTAAGTTACTTCAATGTCTTCATTGCTGGGCTTTGGGTCACCACTTGGGTGGTTGTGAAAGCATATAATAGATGCTGCGTTATGAAGTATTGCTGGTTTGAATACTTCTCGTGGATGGATTATGGAAGCATTTAAGCTACCTCTACTAATTTCATGCATTGCTACTATTTTGCTCTTTGTATTCAGGATAAGAATCCCAAACACTTCTTGAGCTTCTTCTTCAACGTTTGTAATTGTAGTTATTGCCTTATACGCATCTCCTGGAGAACAAATCTTCCTCGGAAGTTCATACCTCCCAACTTTTTCTTTTACCAGTACTACTCTCTCAAATGATACCTGAATTCTTGACATTTTATCACACTCCCTTGCAAGTGTTATAAACCACTGGTCAGGTGGTTTATTTAATTATAGTATAACTTTTTTGCCACTTTTTGTCAAATACGAGATTATCTGTTTTTCTTTATTTTTTTGATTTTTTTCTTTATTTTTTTACTGTCGTGTGGTATAATTTTAATTGCAGGGTCCCCGCCTGGTCAGCGGGTAAAAGCGGTATCCTTGTATCCGCTGCCCTGCTTATATTTTTTAACTTTACAAAATCAAAAACCGCCCTCATGGACGGTTTTTCAGTATACAGAAAGGATAATTTACCTTTCAGTGTGCCTATTGGCGTATATAAATTTTGGTTATTAACATAATATCAGAGTTTGATGACATTGTCAATTAATTTATTTTATACATACAGGAAATAAGCAATAATACCTATCGCCTGTCCATTTAGCCCACACACACTTATCACACTTCAATATTCTATCCCAAACTACTTTACTGCCTTTTATCTCCTTTACCTTGTATATGTATTGCTTATATACTACTTCTGTTCCTACTTCAATTCTATCTCTTTCTTCCATAAGGTTTATTAACTCTTTATCTCTTATCGGTATCTTCCCTTTGTAGTGTTTCATATTTATCACCCCAATAAAAAATCTCACCTGAAAGGGGAAAGGTGAGATTTTCTACAACCGACTTGATAAGTCCTTGTCTATTTATACACTTCTGCATTCTAATTATATCACACTATTTTATATTATATCAAGGACATTAAACGGACATTTCTATTACTTCTTCACCATATAGCCCTACTGCTAATTTACATATTGCTTCCGACCTTATTCTTCTGCAATGTCTTTCACTATATTTCACTTCATAAGCTATTTGCCACCATTGCTTCCCCTCTATGTAGTACATTCTTATTATCTCTCTTTCTACTTTATTAAGTCCTTCTGTTAGTTTATCTAACATATCTAGTTTCCTTTGTAATTTTTCTTTTTTCTTATTAATCAGTTTTTCTAGTTCAATGTTATTTATAGCCGCCTCTTCTGTTTGACTATGGAATTTATTTGTTTTACTTATCTTCACATCATCATAAGCAACCCCCTTCATCCCTTCTTCCTTTTTAAGTTCTTCTAGCTGATGGCTTAATATCTCTATATTGATTTTAAGCATATTATAATTGTAAAGTAGCTTTTCAACGCTTTTATAATACTTGTCCTTAATTTTCATGCTTTCTATTCCTCCCAAACAACCCCATATACATGATATTTTTTCTCAAATTCTTCAGGGCCAATGGTATGGTATTCACTATGATGCTGTCTACATAAACACATCTTTCTATATTGACTATCATCTACCTTTGTTCTATCTCTACCCATGCCAATTGCATCGACATGATGGATTTCTCCCGGTTTTCCACATACACAACACTTTCTATGGTCTAAGCATAGCTTTAGGTAGTTTTCTATATTATCCATTCCTTCTATTGGGCTTTCTGATAGAGGTACACCTATTTCAAATGCTAGCCTAATCAGGTATTCGATATAATCCGCTGCTAACTCCTTGCTACAATTACTTAGGCTAAATTCCTCATACTCTGTTACACTAATAAAGCTTGCTTTTGTGTCTGCTTTTATCTTTTCTATATTCTCACCTGTATAGGCTTCTATATCTCTTAGAATTGCATAGATTTTCTTCCTTTGCTCTGGTGTAATCTGTTTAAGTCTTTCCTTCTGCTCCTTTTCGTCTATTAACAATTCAACAGTAATAGGCTTATCCATAAAATTATATATATGTTTCATTACTTCTATGGTTTGTTTATTGTCTATAGCTAGTGTTATTTTCATACCTTTTTTAAGTGTTTTTATGTTATCTATCTCACAGTTAAACTTCAATGTATCACCCCCCTTCCTCTCCTTGTTTAATTCACGTTTTACTTGTTATGTGAATTATTTTTCTAATAGTATCGGTATTGGTGCTATTCCAAAATCCCAAACACTTTCATGTCCACACCAACTACATTTATAAGTCACTATCCCATCTTCATCTGATATAAAACTATCTCTAACTAAATCATTGTTACATTTAGGACACCAGCAATATGTTCTATTAACTAACTTAGAGAATATATATTTTTTATTTTTACTATGAAATTCAGTCTTCCCACATTTTCTACATTGCACCAAAATAATTTTACTTGGTTTTTTTATATATTCCCACTCATGTCTGCAAAATAATTTCATATTTTCCCTCCTTATTCAAAGTGAAATTAAATTCCCGCTCGTTATTATATCTGCATTCAGGGTCTACACAAGCCGATTGAGAGTAATCCATAGTAAAAACTAAAGCTCTTCCACATATAGGGCATACATCCCAATTTCTTGATACTTTCCTTCTGGTATCTTTCATAATGAAGTCTCCCTTTGCTATCTTCTCTAACCTTGGATAATCTTTGCTAAAATACTTTATCTTAATTTTCATTTACATTACCTCCTTGTTGGTATATCCTGCATCTCTGGTTTGTTTTTCTCAGTCCATATAGCAAAAGCTATATTCCACATAGCTGCCACTAGATGTGGCTCATCGTCCATCCCTCTCATGTAGCACGATAGATGCCTGATAGCACTATCAAGAAGTGAGCTCATTGGTATTCCCTTTTCACAATTCCTTTCTCCATAAATTTTTGCCCCTCTTTCACAATGTCTTGCAAGCTCATGTATAGCATCCCAAGGAAGGAGGTCATAACGACCTTTTCCTTCCTCTTTGCTTCTTTTAGCTCCTGTTTTAAATACTCTCATTTTTTGATTGCTCAAACTCTGCCACCCCTTTCCTATACTCATCTATAGCTCTGTATCTAGCTTCCTCTATCATTTCTTTAAGTCGCTTTAATTCCTTCTTATCCAGACCCCTTAGAAATACTGTATTTTTCTTACCTGTCATTTCTTGTATTTGTTTTATATACTCTTTTTTAGTCACTTCTAATGAGTGGTTGCCTCCCCAGCTCATTTAATCACCTCCTTTTATATTGCTCTTTCTATATATACAAAACCTTTGTAAATTTCTATCTTTGCTTTGCCATAAAATTTTTTTGTTATAGCAATTTTTTCTTTGAAATTTCTGTATGGGATA